GAACCAGTTGCATTAAAATAAGCTATCTCATTATTTGTTCCGCTTCCAGTGACTGGATTTGTTAATACCGCTTGATATTGAGGTATATTTAATGTTGTACCATTGAATGTAGCAGCTCCACTTGTATTATTTGTAGTTAAAGTTATTGGAGCTTGGAAATCAGTATTTGAGACGGCAGCAATAATCTTACCACTCGCATTTGCTTTGAGCATTGAGCTAGTGACAGCACTTTGCTGAATGCTTCCATTAACCGTAAGCATCTCTGCAATACTCGCTGGCGCACCAATACCTACTTTACCAGTTGATCCCTCTACTTTAATATTCTCTGCACCAAGCGTAATAACCGTAAAGTTGCCATTATCAACCGTCATGGTCATGTTACCAGTAGAAAGATTACGAATAGTCATGTTTGTACTATTGTAATAAATCCTACCTCCTGCGCTGATGCCAGTGCCGCTTGTTGCATTGTGCAAAGCAAGCGCTGCCGTTGTTGAGGCATATATATCTAATCCTAAACCACCGGGGCCAGAGGTGCCGGGGTTGGGAACAATAAGGCCAATACCCATATTACCGCTCTCATCAATAGAGACGGTATTGCTGCCATTTAAAAATGTAATATTTCTTGCTGAAGTTGAAGAGCCTCTATTTGCTTGGAATGTATGACCATAAGTTGTATTATCATAAACCAAAACAAGCTCGTAATAGTTCGCACCACTTGTCCTATATCCAAAAGCGTTGACACCACTACTTGTACTTACGCCTACTTGTGCATTTGGCGATGTGCCGCCTACACCGAGCCTATTCAAGCTATTATCCCAAAATAGTGCCGTATCGCTATATACTATTGTGCTATTGCTAAAAATAGGGATTTCACCACTGTTTATAGTGCCAGTGCTGCTTAAAGGAGAAGGCAAGTTGCCAGCATTCCATATTTTATTGCCATTGATAGTGACATTGTCATTATATGTTGACCCACCAGCAGCAACCGCAAAGTTGATCGTATCGAGGCTATCATTGCCAGCATAAAGCTCAAGGATGATATTTTCGCCTCCTGCGTTATGCAATCTAAGCCCTGCAATATCTCCAGTACCTCCGTAGCTATTGTCAGGGAATTTTAAACCTCTTGTATATGCACTTGCTCCGCTTTCGCTCTTAATTACAAGCTGCCCATCAACAGTCAAAGTATTATTGACATAACCATTGGTCATGCTCAATTTGTCCGTAACCGTATCGTAGGTAAAAGTTGTATATCCAACGATATTTGTAGTCGCATCAAATACGCCAACTTGACCAGCAGCCGTTGCTCCACCACTTAAAAATCCTCCTGCGCTATTGACCCAATTCGTTCCATTGTATTTTAAAAATTGGCCGTTGCTAGGGCTGCTTACAACCACATCCGTCAAGCTATCCAAATTATGCGTCTCAAGTGACCCATCACCCCTTAAATATTGAGATGTAGTCCCACTGGCTATATATTTTTGATAGCGTTGATTTGTACCATCGCCCTTACCTATGTAAAGCTCGTAAGTATCGGTAGTGAATAAAGGCTCACCACTTGCTCCGTTTGGAAGTGTTGCAGCTAAACCTCTTTTGACTCTTAATGTGTTTGGCATATATATAAAATTACCATGTTCCTAAATCTATCGTGTTTGTCTTTGTCCAGAGGCTTGTACTTGCAACGTATTGCAAGATCATGCCATCATCTGGGTTTTGCGCACTTACATTGTGCAGCTCATCCATTTCATATCCGTTCTGTATCTTAACCTCTATCTCTCCTTGCGTTGGATGCGATCTATTTACTATACCGATATACACCAAGTGATTAGGTGCATATTGCTTTGTTGCAGTCCATGCTCCCGGTGTTGTAGGGCTTAAATACAATTGCGATCCAGCGGCATATGCTTGGGTATCTAAGTTACCAATTTTACCAGCAAGAACAATGTATCCATTGCTATTATCGGAAATATTATTTTGCACGAATCCAAGCGTTTGTGCGCTTGTCGCATCTCCACTCGCTTGTGCTTTTGCTATTGTTGGCAAGTTTCCATGTGCGCCATTTATATATACAACCGATCCTTTGGCTATTGTTGCTCCACTTTTATTATACACCTCTGTAATAAGCCTTAGCGACTGATCAATAGTAGTAGGGAAAGTAGCTAAAGTACCGTCTCCTTTGATATATTGCGCTCCAGTGCCAGCCGCAGTAACCGCTATCGTACCACTCACGGTTAGTGGGGAATTTGCTACATTAAACGCAGCTGGCATTGTGAGGCCTACTGATGTGATATTTGTAGCTGCTCCGCTCGCACTATAATCTAAACTCACATAAACGGGGCTTGACTCGCCGCCGCTTATTGTTATATCAGTAACCTCATAAGCTACTTTAATACTAGGCGTATATTCATTGTAAGCCACTTTAATAAGCCCAGATGTATATGGGTTAGCACCACTATCATCATAAGACATATTAACGTAAATAGGCGAACTTGATGTATCTACAACATTTACATTGGTGACATCATAGGCTACTTTAATAGTAGGGCTTATTTCGCTATATACTGCTTTTATTAATATCACGAAGTGACTTGATTTTGTACTTCAACATAACCTTGCATCCAAGTGTATTTATTGCTAGATACCGTTACTTCTAGCTCATACACATATTCTCCTGCCGTATAAGCTGCGGTCTGATTGGGAGTCAATGATACCTTCCTTGTATAATTGTTGATTGCAACAAAATCGGCATTTAGCCATTCAATCATCACCGTACCAGCCGTATTTTTAGCTTGCAACTTAAAACTATAAGTGCTGACATTCAGTGGATCGGTCTCACACTCATCATTATAAAAAGAATAAGTGATCACATAAGTGTCACCTTTCTTTATTGGCTTCATGTTTAATTCCCCTATCATGCTTTATCGGCTTTATCTTTTAATTGTAATTTTATTTCATTCAGAGCCTGCATAATTTCTTTAAATTGTATGACAGTCTCGTCTTCTTTTTTCTCAAGCGTTTTAAGTCTAAGGTCATGCTCTCTAAACTTTACCTTCATATCGGTATAAATCTTGATGCCTACTCCGGCTAAACCTATTGTTTGAAACCCTAAAACAACCCAGAAATTCGCTTCCATTTTATCTATTCATTAATATGTAAAATAAACCATGTTTGCCGTTTGGCCGTTAAATTGTGATCCAATATTAATAACAAAATTTGGCGAAGTTCCCGTCACCGTATAGTTAAAATACCATTTCCCGCCTATGCCTACTCCTACGAGCCTATATACATCTGGGTCTTGGGCAGTCACTTGACCGCTTGTAACCGTCTGTGTGCTATATGTTTGAACTGCCGTAAAACCGCCAGTGCCTTGTATTGTGTAATTATAAGTCGCAAATTGAGTACCGCTAGAACTTTCTAGGCTTACATCTTGAAATATGCAATTGAACTTATAAACGTAAAAGTTATTCTGATTGTCAATAATCTCTAAATAAGCAGTATAGGTTGTGTCATTTGTCTGAAACAAGTCAAATAGTGTAAAACCATGCATATAGCTCTCAGAGAGCTTTAAAAGGCCATTTCCGCTTATCGTAAATGTCCTACGGCCTGGCAGAAACTCTTTGAATTTGCCAGATGTCTTAGCAGCCAAAGTATAAAAATCCCTACTAACACTTAATGTAGCATTTCTGCTACAAGCGATAGGGTATACTTGACCGCTTTTGCTATATGTGATTACTAGGCCTTCCGCCTTAACTACGTCTGCCATAATTATTTGTATAAAAAATCTCTAGTATAAGTTGGATAAGTAGTTGCAGTTTCTGGGTCTCTATCGCCATCCCAAACTTCTACCAAGGTAGCTGACCAAGTTCCTTGAGAGAAGTTAATCTCTTTCATATTTGCAATATAATAAATTTTGTTAGGATCATCGTCAACGAATCGAACAGTATTTATAAGACCAATTGGTTGACTAGATTGTTTTAAACCATAAAAGTTTGCGTCAATCTTATTCCTATTAAACTTATTAAAATTATATTTAGCTGTTAAATTCTCTCGAATAAAACTAAAAGCCTCTGTATTATATCTGTACCTATACCAATCTTGTGTAGTAAGTAGCGGTAGTGATGTTCCTGGAGTACCTGGGTCATACACAATTCCCCCATATACATTTGTGTTTGTCTCTATATCAGACATATAAATTTGATCTATGTCATTAAATTTAATGTCCTCAGATTTTGTATAATATTCTTTGTGTCCAGCAATATTTTGAGCTGTGACATTTGAGAATGCCGACTGGTATTTAATCTCTAATTGGCTAAATTTATAACCTGATGGGTTATATAAAACAATGATTAAATTACCTTGGGCTGGAACTGGTTTTGACAATACAGATTTAGCAATATATCTATCAGCAGTCAATTTATTATCATCATCAAATTTTATTGATAGAGAGCTATTGCCAGTACTTAAAGTATTAAATAATTTCCAATCTCCATTATCATCTAAAAAATATCCACTTGTTGCACCAGTTTTAACATACACATATGCAACTGTTAATTTTATAGAAGATGTTAATAATGATAAAACACCAATCAGAAATGATATATCTAAAATATCATTTCTGTAAATAGGAACTGGTTCACTTTGCCACCAATTGACGCCAGTTGATTCTGGCACCATATATATATATGAATCAGTAACAACTCCATATGAATTTAATGTGTCTTGCCTATATTTTGCATTTGTAGTTGCTGTTGGACTTGCAAAAGTACCTTTGTATGTAGTCCAATTATTTACATTATATCTTTTATATGTAGATGTACTAGATTGTAAAGAACCTCTTTTAAAATTCTGATTTGGAACAAATTCAGTAGGATAATTATAAAAGAAATCTAATTCTGTTTTCTTAATTTGTCTATTTATGGTCCTAAGCATTAAAGGCTCTATTGGCTTAATACTTTGTGTATTCCCAACACTAATATCATATCTTCCTGTAGTTCCAGTCCATTGATCTGGAAATCCTGCTGCATACCATCTTTTAATTCTAAGATTTGTAGATGTAGGACAATATAAATCCTCTAATCTTAAAACATACCATCTACCTTTCCATTGAAAGATGGTCTGATTCCAAGCCTTGTTAATTTTTTCAAGAACTGTATATTTATCTTCATATTCACCATCCCCGATGCTAAATGTCCTTGGATCAACATATGTTTGTGCTATTGCAGGAGCATTTATTGTATCATCAATTGCATCGTTATACAATGAATTGATTACATAATAATAAGCATTCAATACAGATGCTTCTTTAGTCAATTCATTCAAATAATAAAAAAATGTTTTATACCCAGTAATTTCATTACCAGAATTATCTAACATTTCTTTACTTTTTAATAATCCTAATCCTTCAGTGGCTCTTAATGTAATGATTCTATTTGTATCTATCCATTCCTCTTGCAAATCATCTTGCAGGGTATATCCAGTCCAATAAACTCCAGGAGAACTTGTAAAATTATATGTAAATTCTACATAGCAATAATTGTCATTATTTCCTATAAAATCTGAAATGCTAATAGAACTATTAGCCACAAATGAAATTTCTGCTTGTTGTCCTCTTATTGGCTTAAATATGTCATCGTCTGTATTGAACTCTCTTAATATAAAAGCGTTCTCTGCTGGATTTAATATTGTAGGATCTCCAGTATATCCATCTATATAAAAGTCAACAGTACAAAGCTCCTCTTCTGGAGTGTAAAAAGACATTGTATATTTTTTGCCCCAAGCCATTATCCTACTCTTGAAATTTGAGCGTTAGTACGATTGATTGCCCCTACAAGATCTGATCCACGGAGAACTAAACTTACGCCTCCGGACAAAGACATTCCACCACCTCTTAAGCCACCTATATTTGGTGCAGCCACACCCCCAAATCCAATTCCTTGAAAAGCACCCAAAATACCTCTTTGTTGTCTTCCCAATAGCGAAGGCAATCCATTAGAAGCACCGCTAGCAATAAACCCTGCTGGATTTAATAATTGTGACAGATTTTGTATAATCTGTGTTGCAAGAAGCTGAGCTGCTATTTTCTTAATATTTTTTAATACTGTTTTACCAAATTCTTCAAATGTAAATTTACCTGTATTAAAAAATTCTTCAAATGCACTAGATAGTGGTTGAAAGAATACAGTCTGTAAAGCATTCTTTGTATCTTCAAATCTTTTTTGAAGATTACCTAATTGAGTTGTATATATTTCTAAACCTTTAATGCCTTTTGCATATGCATTAAATGATTTATTGGCAATTTGATCGTTGTATTCGTTTACTTTTTGTATATTTCTATCAAATTCGGTATTTTGTTTCTGCAGAGCTTTTGTTGTATTTTCATCTGCTTGTGCAGCTAATTTTGCAGCATTTGCTCTTGCTGTTATTTCATCTCTTGAATTTTGAAGACGCCTAATATAACCAAATAATAAATCATCAAGATCTTCGTACGATGTTTTTTCTAAATTTAGACTAGAGAAATAATCTGGAGCTAATTGCTGTAATTGTTTTAAAGCAGCAGCTCTTTCTATAAATGTGTTTGTATATTCTTTAGATGCAATGACACCATTTTTTATAGTAGCCTTTTGATCTAATAAAACACCAGCTAATTCAGATGCTTTACTTATAATTTCTTCTAAACTAAAAGATTTCGCTAAGTCATCTACTTCATATTTTAAATCAATGACTGTATCTTTAATTTTTTTTGCACCCTTAGTTTTAAATTCATCATCAAGATTTATAAATCCTTTGAAAATATCAATTTCTCCAAGTATACCTTCAAATTGTTTTTTTAGTTCATCTTTATACTGTAATATCTGTTGCTCTGTTGTTCCTTTTATTGGAGCTAATTTTATACCTACAGTTATATCACCAGTACCAACTTTTTTAGCACCTTCAATTATTGATTTATAAAATTCTGTATTAGATTTTGTAGCTCCTTCAACTTGTTGTTTTGTATCCTTTATATTTTTTTTACGCTCAACTTCTTTATTAACTACCTTGGTAATTTGTTCAGCATATTTGGTAAATAATTCATTTATCTTTTTTTGTTGTGATTCAATATATATTTTACCAATAAATGAATTTATATATTTATCCAAACTCTTATTTACTTCATCTAAATTTGTTTTTTCGGCTTTTAGATTACCAAAATACTCAGGACTTACTTCATTTAATTTTTGTATTACCTCAACTTGTCTTTCCCTATCCCCATTAAAACTTTTATATAAAGCAGCAAGTGTTAAAACGTCAGTAGCTTCTTTTGCAAGATTTGCTGCATATTCTCTTTGATCCTTACTTAATGTTTTTGTTCCAGATATTAACGCATTAAATGCTTCACCTAAACTTCCATATTTTTGTGTAGCGACTGTAATTATCGATGTTACAGCACTAAATCCTAAAAATACACCTGCTGGTCCAAGTAAACTTTTACCAATTTCTTTTAAAGCTGGTAACACTTTACCATTAGTTGTTGCAGTAAGATTTCCAAAACCCTGTATAACGCCAGGTAAGTTGTTCTGTACACCTAAAAAACCGAATGGTAAATCTTGTATTGTAAGAGATAGACTTGTTAGTGCAGTTCTTGCGCTTTTACTAGAATTGCCTACTTGTTCTAATTTAGGAGCGACTTGTTGTGATTCAACTCCTAATTTATTTAAACTATCACTAAGTTGCTTTACAGTATTTTGTGTTCTTGCAAGTTCACGAGATAATTTATTAAATTGTTTATCTCCAGTTGGTAAAGATTCAATTGTAGCACCTAATTCTTTAATTCTGTCTAGCCCTTTATTTATCGCAGATAATAATTGACTAGCATTAGCTTGAATATCTATCTTTAAAATCGGTGCGCTCATTTTGCTAATCTTTTAAATAACTCTCTATAATCATCGTCATTTAACTGTGTAGTTTCATCCCCGGGTAGTTCCCATAATTGCTCAGGTGTTTTGGGCGATGATTTCGGATCGCCCATTAACCTAACCATTGTAAACATCAATAGCCTTACAAGTTTATATTGGTCTACCTTATTGTCTTTATGTCCTTTTATCATTAATGATAAATGACGAGGACTCATATCATAGAAATCTCTTGGTAGTAATTTCAGCTCACCGAATGCGTATGCTTCTATTTCTTCCCACGAGAGTTCTTTTTTTTTGTGGTACCGTCTTCTTGTGTTTCTTTTATAATATCTGAATCAGACCATACATTAACTGCATTATTTATTTCTTCTAATGCTTGTTGATTTTTTATATTTTTTTCTAACCAATCAACAATGTTTTCAAATGTTAATGTAGGTTTTTCATTTTTTACTAAACAGTTATTATAATAACCACTATATATAATATGAGATATACCTATCTCATTTATTATATTATTGTCAAACGAAATACCATCTATAAATTTGTCAGTTAAGTATCTAAATGATGCCATGCCAAATTTTAGGCTAATGGTTTCACCATTTATAGTTATAGTAGTATAATTCATAATTAGTATTAAGCAGTAATGTCAATAGCTCCGTTTGATTGAATTGTGCCAGAGAAATTAATAAATTCAGTAGTAGATTGATTCATAGTGAGAGAAGTTACATATCCCTTAAATTGGTGATAGTAGGCTGCACCAGCTGAAGAACCAGTTACAACTGGGTTCTGAACTCTTACATTAATTTCAGTTCCGTTGTTGAATGCTGTCAACAAAGCAGCATAAGAAACCTGAGAAGATGTAGGAGCAGTTTCGCAGATTGCGTCAAAATCAACTGTCATGTTTGGTTTACCAATAGAGGTAAATGTACCACAGTTAGTTTGTTCAACTGTTGAATCAGTTGTACCGTTTACTGAAGATGTACGAAGGCAGATTAAAGAATCAAAATCTGTACCGCCTGTTACATCAATATCTACACCTTGTGTAGAACCTTGAATTTGTGCCATTGTTTATTTATTTTTGGTTTACTAAATTGTTGATTGTTATTATTTTACGAGCAACATAATTGTCCCCGTTATACAAAGGTAAATATAATGAATTTGTCCTAGACATTGGGTAAACAATAAAGTCAGCATCTGAAAATCCGTGTATTTTAGTGTCTGGTATAAGGATATTCAAAATCTGCCCAGCTATATTGTCAACTACTGACAAATCGTTTACTCGATATTGTTCACTAAAAATATCTATATCTACACTAACTATATTGCCAAATGAATCATTTGTATTGCTAGCTTGTTCTGTTATGCTAGAAATAATTACATAATTCTGTGGCAGTGTCCTAAAAGGTGTCTGACCATAAACTGGCACATCTTTACTATTGTAAGAAAGATACCCATTTAAGGCATTGACATATATTGTTCTAACGCTATTTGAGCAATCCTTCATTACGGTTCAATTACTTTTTTCATTCTCTCAATCATAATAGGAAATACATCCCTTACTGCCCTATAAAAAAATGGTTTTTGTGGTGTATGTCCAGGTTTGCTTTTTTGGAATGTTTTTGCATATTCTTGCCATTCTGGATCTAAACTTGGCACATATGATTCAGCATAAGGTCCAGTTCCGAATTCTACATATGCTGCATAATCTGTTACAGCCCTTAAATCATATACCAATGGAGCGTGCTTTACAGCTTTGATTGCGCCTCTTAATCTACCAGTGTCTACTGGAGCAAATGTTTTTGCTTGTGTCTCCATGTCATTCAACCCTGCATACATTTCAGCATCCAGTTCAGCTACTACTTCTTTTGTATACTTATCCAAGTCTTTGAATAACTTATCAAAAGCAGCATTCTGATTTTTAAAGAAAATGCCGTCACCCATTAGATATTCACCTTTTTATACTGATGATAATTAAGGCCATCCCAGTTAGGGTATTGGCTGATTAAGCCTTGTCTGTCTGCGTTCATCTTCTTTCCTCTGTTCTCGTACTGCCATGCAGTCAAAGCCATGATATCGTCTGCCAACTCCTCTGGAAGTGTTCCAAAGCCGCCTTGATAAAGAGCTGTATAAATACCTGGTTCATAGATCCATACTTTGCCTGCAATGATCTCAAAGTCTTCGTTTTTGGTCAAAGTATTGTATAAGCCTATGCCAGTTTTTATTTTAAGTTCATCCACACATACCAACGGTCCGTAAGGAAGGTCTACCATCCATAATGGAGGCTGGGTTCCGGTTAGTTCAAAATTCGTTCTAATTAGTTTATTAACAAAAGAAAGGCCAGTCAATTTCTCAAGATGTACTCTTGACGCATTCAGAAGCCCTTGTATTAAAGAATCATCTGATGTGTAATCTATTCGCATCCAATTCTTTGCATCGGTGAGACTGACTGGCTCTACTACTGCATCAGCTACAATCGTCACTCCGTTTATATATATCGCCATTTTTACTAATATTTATTAACCATTTCTCGGAACCACCCTTCAAACTCATCGAGTGCTTTGCGCGGATCATGTTCTCTGGATCTCGCTTTTGCTTTTCTTGAGGCTTCCTCGTAGGCTTTTTTGTCATCCAGCCTATTAATCGCGTTAACCCAGCTTTTAATCTCATTACGATTTTTTATATATATCCCAGCCGTTCCGCAGTTCTCCTTCAGCCCTTCCGCCTCGCTGCATATGACCGGAATGCCGCTGCACATTGCCTCTGTTGCCGTTCTTCCCCAGCTTTCGTACTCACTTGGCATGAGCAATATGCGAGTTTGCCTATAATATTGGTTTATATTGCTTGTATTTGGCACCAATTTGAGATTAGGTATCTTACTATCCAATTGCTCATCATAGCTGCCCAAAACGCCTAAAAACCGCTTATTTGGCATTTGCCTAGCTATCTCTTCAAATATCTTACCGCCCTTGTTCTCGTTTGTGTTAATCAGAGTGATGTACTCATTCTTCCACGGATCAATCTTTAAGTCATATATCCGATAGTCAACTGGCGGCGTCATTATAAAGTTAGGCCATTGGTAATTTAATAGGTTTTTTAGCCATAAAGAGTTATACACAATATGTTGATTGTGCCTTGCGCCTATGATTTCTGGGTATGGATGGCTATTGTGGATGAGATGAAAGACTGGTTTTTTATACATTGCAGCAGCGGCAATAGTCCATCTTGTATAATCTAAATGCGTAAATACTGCATGGCTCCAACGCATCAAACTATCAATCACATTCTCATTTGGAGGAAAAACATCAATGCCGTCAAAGACATAATTATTTCTTATGCGGTATTTGTTTGCTTGATGTAGTAAAACTTTTATGTGATGCCCTTTGCTTTGCAAATCTTTAAG